CGGTCGGCAGTGCTGCATCCGCCCCGTTGACCTTGATGCTGGTGACCCGCACCCGGCTCTGTGCACTTTGCTCCCCGGGGTAGCGGGCGGCGTCATAGACCCGGCCCACAGCAAAGTCTCCCCAGGCTTTGACCGGGCCCATGTCCGTGACCGTAACCACCACGTCAGTTACCTCGGACACGGTGAATGCCGAGCCATTGGTCAACCACACAGCGGCACCCGCCACGGGCAGCGTAGCGTCAAGAGGGGTGCCCGTCACTGCGCTGCCGTCCACGGTGAGGCCTGTCACCGTGTACTTGTGCCCGTTGACTGGGTTCAGGTAGCTCGATCCCACCACCATGGCGCGCGGCGTCCACTGCGCCGGGTTGGCCCCGCCGTCCGCCACGGAGCCAACCAGGCCCCATTGCTGGCCCAGGTTGGCATAGGGGGCCAGTTCGGCCTGCAATTGCACGAACACACCATCCCAGGCGGTAGCCGCCGCAGGCACGTCGTAAATCTCGGCCAAGGCCTCGGCCAGGATGCCTGTGCAGCTTACTGCCGTGTCCACGTCCGCCTGGTCAAAGCCGACCAGTGCCAGATTGCTGGCAACAAACCCCGAGTGCCACTGGTACAAACTGACCAGGCGCGTTTGATACTCTACGTCCATCGCGTCACCCCCTTCTGGCGCAAGGCCCAGGCACTGTAAATTGACCTGGAGTGCCGTGGCAGTGCTACAGCTGCACTCGTCCGGCGGTCGTTGCTTGTACTCAAAGGTCACCTCCTTGTTGGTGGCTGCTGTTCCCAGCAGCAAAGGTTTGAAACAGATAGCGGGCAGGCCCTCGCCTTTTTCGCGGGTGGTCGGCACAAAGCGCGCGGTGATGGCGGCGGCCAGTGCAGCGGTAACCGATGGCTGCTCAATCGTGAACTGCACCGGCCCTTGGGTGTACAGCTGCCCGGTGTACGCAGCGGGCAAATTGCCCACCACGCCGCCGGACACCGACCACGCCTGCCCTGCCCCCGCGCCCACGCCACCACTGCCCAGGCAGGTCACGGTCACGTTCTGGGTGGCAGCGCCCACAGCCACGTCGCCCACGCGCATGGTGGCCGTGCCCCGGGTGGCCGATGCAATCACCGGCAAGGCATGCGCATCGGTGCGCAACGGGATGTCGGTGACCGCCTGACCGCCGGGCGCGCGGTCTTGCGCCACCACGCCCAACACCTGCACCAGGGCGCTGCGCGCCTGCACTTGCGTCAAAAAGTCGTACATCGTCACAGCGGTATAGGCCTCGGTGGCTACACCGTCGGTCACCGTCACGGTGTAGTCCCCGCTCACCTCTCGGATGCGGGTGTTCTCGGGCACGTCGTAGGCCAGGGGCGGGTCCAGCCGGTAGGTAAAGCGCCCGCTGTCCCACACCTTCCAGGAGCGGTGCACGGTAGGCAACCCGGCAAAGGCCATGCGCAGGGCACCGTCTGGGATGTCCGCGCCCGTGGCGGCGGGTTGGCCCCAGTCAAATTGGGGGCCGTCAAACACGTTGGAGCCCGTGCTCATTTTTTCCAACGTCGCAAAGGGCAGGTTGGTGAAGGTGAGGTTGCGGCTTACGCTGAGCGAAACACTGTTTCCCAGTGCACCAATGGCCCGCGCGGCCAGTTGCACGCCAAAAAAGTCCAGCAGGGCCGGTGTGGGCGAGGTGCCCGCATCCAGCAGGGTAAAGCGCAGCGTCTGCGCGGCTGCGCCCACGTCAATGGATTGCACGGCCAGTGTGCCATTGCCCACGCCCGTCACCACCGGAGTGGAGGCCCGCAGCGCCCCGGCAGAGCCGCCCAGCACCTCCACGTCGATCACGCTGTCTTGCGCGCCCGTGTAGGGGCCGCTCAGGGCCATGGCGCCGTTGCCGCTGCGCTGGGCCGACAACTGGTACAGCTGGTGGCTGGCGCGCTGTGCGCTGGCGGCGATGGCGGCCGTGCGCACCAAGTTGTGCTTGTTGCCAATGATGCGGGTGCAGGAGATGGGTTGCATGGGGAGTTCGGGGGCTGTCTGGGCGGCGCGTCAGGCTGCGGGTTACCCCGCGCTCACGCCCTTGCGCTGCAGGTTGTTGATGGCGGGCATGATGGCCCGCGCGAGTTTTTCCACATCGCCCCGGCTGGACATATTCACTCCGGCTGCCACGTTGATCGTCAGGTTGGTTTCCGACGCCTTGACCGAGCCGCTGCTCTGGCTGGAGTTGACAGGCGACGGCTCGGGCACACGAGGTGCGGGGGCCGGTGCGGGCGGCGTCTGTTGCACCAGCTTGATCACCCGCTGGGTTTGCTCGTCCTGGGCCACTGGATCGCTTGGCGGGTTGCCGGTCGGGGTCTGGCTCTGGCGGGCGTCCCCGGATGCGCCCCCCAAAGTGGGGTCCGCATGCGCGCGCGCCTTGATGTTGCGCATGACCGTGGCGTTGATTTCCTTGGTCAGCTCCAGGTAGTTGACCGGGTTTTGATCACGGTAAAACTGCTGCACCAGCGCCAGCACCTGGGCCTCGGTCAGCTCGTTGCCGCCCTGGGCCTTGATGCGGTCAAACAGGCTGCGCTCAGTCTCCCGGTACTCCACCCGGCGTTTGCCCTGGTCATCCAGCGCAAAGCCTTCGGAGTCGCGGTTCAGTCGCTTGTTTTCCAGGTCGATGGCGCGTTTCTTGAGGTCGTTCTCTTTTTCCAGGGCGGCAATCTTTTTTTCTTGGACAGCGTTTTGCTTTTCCAATGCGCTGGTCGTCTTGTCGATTGCCGCAGCCGCCTCTCCATTGGTCTGCACCACCATCTTGCCGTACTGGTCGAACGTAACGGTCAACCCTTTGACCGCCGCCTCTTGCTGGAGCGCGGCCTCGGTCGCAGCCCGCTGCCCGCTGCCTACGTCGCCGCTGGCGTCCAGGGCCGTCTGCGCATAGGCCGTGAATGCGGCTTTCAGTGTGCTGACGGAGGCGTTGGCATCGCCTTTGATTTTTTCCCACGCGGCGGTGTTGGCCTCGGAGATTTTCTTGAGTTCTTCGGGGGTCTTGAGGCCCAGTTGGTGGTAGGCCTCTGTCAGACCATCGACCGCTTTTATCTCCCGTTCGAGATTCTTGATTTCGTCTTGCGACCCCTGAACCTTGGCCTGCTTGATTTTCAGCAACTCCAGTTCAATGTCCAGGAGTTTCAGCTTCGCTTTGCCCTCTTCGGTGCTGCCATCCACTAGCTTGCGCTTCATCTCAATTTCGATGATCGCGGCTTTGATCTGGAGCTCGTCAATCTTGATCTTGGCCTCTATGGCCTTGATGGCCTCTTTTTTGGCCTTGGTGTCGTTCTCCTGCGCCTTGGTCACGTCCCCGGTGACGCGAGCCTCCTTGGCCAGGGATTCATAGTGCTTCTGCCGCTCTGTCGCTTGCGCCTGGCTGACCTGCAGGTGTGCTACTTGTGCCTGGGTGGCTAGTTGGGTGCCCGCGATGCTGTCCGATATGGCGTCTCGGTAGAGCGCCGTGGCTTTCGCTAGTTCCCGTTTCGCCGCCGTCACCTCTTCGTCGGTGCGTTCACCCTGCGCCGCCTGAACTTCGTATTGTTTTAGTTTTTCTTTCGCCTCTTCTACCCGCGCGCCAAACTCGGTGATTTGCGTCGAATGGTCTTTCAGCAATTCGATTTGCAGGCTGCGCTCAAACCGCGCTTGCTTCGCGGCTTCGCTGGACTGATTGGCTTGCTCTGTTTCTGCCTGGCTCTTGAGGATCAACTTGTCCAGGGTGTCCACTTGCACCTTGATCTGGTCAGCAGAAATCCCCCTCGCCTGCGCACTGGCTACTAGCTCTGCCTTCTGCGCGATCAGCATTGTTGTCTCGGCTGCTTGGCTCGCCGCAACTTTGTCCATCGCGGCCGCGTACATTTCCGCCGCCAAGAGGCTGGCGCGCTGGACCTCGACAGTGTTGCCTGTCAGCCGCGCTACTTCGACAAGTGTGTCGGCTTTTTGGTAGGCCTCCGTCTGAGCCTCTTGTGACTTTAACAACTCTGCCGCTGCAACGTTGTACTGGACAATCTTCGCTGCAGCGCTTAGTGTTGCGTCCCCGGCCAACGCCGTGCTCAAGGCTGTCAGTTTCTGGGCCGAATTGAGCTGTGTATTGGCATTGACTGCCTGCACTGTGGCCGCCGTGCTGCCGGTCATCGTTGCCGCAGTTGCCGATGTTGCTGCCGCAACGGCATTCGTCGGCTCAATCAGCGCATTGAGCGCGGCTGCTTGCGAAGTCAGGCGCTGTCGAGATTGCTCCACAGCTTCCGTCATCAATTCCACCGCCGCCTTTGGGGAGGTAAATGCCACCGCCATCGCCGCCAAGGACTTAACTGCCAGGAAGAGGGCTTCGCTCAATGCACTCAGCCCGAGAGTGAAAACGCCGACTGTTCCCCCAAGGACTTTGATCGCCAAATTGAGTATCTGCGCCCACCCGGAATCTCCTGCGTTCTGCGCAGTCTCGCTCAGCAACCCCTTGAACCTATCCCACGACGGCACTATGCCGTCTACTTCCCCTTTCATCGTGTTCAACGCAGAGGTAAACGGCCCAATGAAGTCCCGCGTGGCAAGCTGGCCGCTCTCTACCAGCTTGATCAACTGAGCCTCGGTGATGCCCAAGCCCTTGGCAGCAAGGCCCAGGGCGCCAGGGAGTCGATCCCCGACTTGTGCACGCAATTCTTCAAGGCTGACGACCCCCTTGCTGGCCATCTGACCGAGTGCGTTCAGTGCGCCGGCAGTAGCCTCTGTGCCCAGGCCCAGGGTCGCGGACACCGCAGTCAGTGATTTGAACAGCGCGTTTGACTGCTCCATGGGGATGTTGGCCATTTTCATGGCCGCGCTGAACTTCACGAACTCTTGGCTGAGCGCGCCGAAGGCCACGCCGGACTCGCTACTGCTCTTGCGCAAAAAGTCGATCTGTTGGGCGGCAATGCGCGCATCCCCATACACCGCCGTCAAGCCCCTGCGCATCTGGTCACCCTGGACCACCGCATCGAGGAATGCTCGGCCCAGTTCTTTGACCTTGTTGACCAAGTAGCCCACGCCGTCGGCTATGAGATTACCTGCAGCGATCTGCCCTAGAGAGTTGGCGAACAGTGCTGACGCTTTGTCTGCAGTTGTCAGGGCGCCCTCGGCCTTGCGAATCTCCCGCTCAAGCGCCTTTATCTTGGCCTCGCCAGAAGTGAACGCGCCGCTAAGCGACTCCCCGGTGGTGGCCGCCTTCGCCCGGATCGTCTCCATGGCATCGCGCACTTGCGTGATCTCTGCGCGCAGGTCAGCGGCAGAGCGCACCCCCAGTGTGCGAAACGCATCGTCAATCTTTTGCGCAGCAGCCTTCGCCGCCAGCGCGGTGTTCGCGGCCTGTTGCTCGGCTTTGTCCAGTTCTTCGCGCCAAAAACGCACATACTCGCCCGCTTGCACCAATGCGCGGGCATCTGCCGCTTGCTTGCTGAACGCGGCTTGCGCGGCAAGTTCCCGCTCGGCGGCGGCCAAGACCTCTGTCTCGTGGGCGAGTTTTCGCGTGCTCTCCGCGGCTTCAACCAGGGCAAAGGCTTCCCGTTGCCACTTTGCTGCCGTGTCGAGTGCCGCGACTTGCTTTTGCGTCGCGAAAATGTCCTCTAAGGCGCGGTCAAACGCATTTACCTCCTGGGCGGCCTGCACAAGACTGCGTGCCTCGTCGGCCATTTTTTCAAACGGCTTAATAGCGGCCAGGGCGCGCTGCTCTGCGGCGAGCGAGTTCACCCGATCTTGAAGCGTTTGCGCAGCTTGTCCGGCCTGGTTCAGCCCTTGGACAAGTTGCACTTGTGCGCTCGCTACATTGTCTGTACTGACGCCTAATGTTTGCGCTGCCGCTGATGCACTGGACACCGCCGTTTCATGTGCTTGTAGCGCCGTTGCCGTAGCCGTTGCCGCTGTCGCCGCCTGTTTGTAAGCGTTGGCGAGCCGCCCTTCGGCTGCTTCGGCCTGCGACACGTCCGCGTTGGCGGATTTCATCGCCGCAGACAGTCGCTCGATTTCAGCGCGCTGTTCTATCTTGCGCAGTTTGAGCTCGGACACGGCATCGGCGTAACCTTTGTCCGCCGCCTTCGCCTCAGCCGTCTGTGCCGTCAAGCGAGCGAGAGCATCGCGGGTGTCTAGCGCCGATGTGCGTGCGTCTGCCAAGGCCGCCGCCACCTGCTGCTGCGCGTCGCGTGCCCCCTGGCTCTTAACGGCGAGGCTGTCCAGTTGGGTCTTTAACTCGGCTGATCGGACAGCGGCCTGTTCTTGTTGCGTTGCCAAAGCACCCGTCATAGTGACGAGCTGCTGGAACGCCTGCAGTGCTGCCGACTGTTCCCCAAGCTGGCCGATTTCATCCGCCAGTTTTTGGAACGCTGGAGCAGCACTCCCGCCTTCTTTAGCCAGGTTTGACACCGACCGTTGCAGGTCCGCGATCCCTTGTTCCCCCAGCGTCTCCACGCTGAGAGTCATTTTCACATCGCGATTAGTGCCGGTAGCCATTCGGGCGTCCTAAATCAAAAGCCCGCCCGCGTCGTGTCGATGCGCGGCGGGCTTTTGTGGAGGGAATGTTACGCAGTGCGCAACTCGACAGTGAAGGGCTCAGCCTGACCCGTGGGGGTCTTCATCGTGCCAGGCAAATTGACTGTGTTGAACTTGTCGCTCAGGAAATCGAAGGCGGCATCGGCAGCAATGACGGCCTCGCGAACGGTGACAATGCAAGGCAGGCCATCCGCCTGGTTTACTCCGTCAAAAATAATCTCTGCACGGATGTCTGTCTTGGTAGCGCCGGAAATTTTGGTGCCCGTATATGCCCCGTAAGTGGACGTGACCTTGAGTGCTTCGTCTGCCACAATCGCACCAGTGCTCAACGCCTTGATCCAACCGAGCGCAGCATTCACCTCGTAGTCCGTTCCGGCTACATATGTGACGGTGGCACCCGTATTTGTGACGGTCTGCGCGCCAGTGAGTGCACCTTTAGACAGGGGTACCCACTTGTCCAATTTTGCCACCATCGCCTCTGCCGTGAGAGAGCCGGATACCTGCGCCACCGAAGCGGTGGTGCCCAGCAGCGCAATGACCATTGATTCCTTGTTGACCTCGTTCAGTTCCACCGTGAATGTAGCGGGCTCTTGCATGGCCACACTTTCCAGCACCTGACCATACGTGGTCTTGCCCTTGCTGGTCAATTCCAGTTTCTTAACCTTGGGCTTAATCTCAAATTTGTTGGCGTAGTAGGGACCGGCTAGGCCCAATGCCACCCCGTTTTCAATTCGGTTGATGTATACGTCGCCTGCGCCAAGAAAACCGCGTGCTGCTGACATTGGAATGCTCCTTCAAGTTGCCGCACAATGGCGGGGTTAGACAAAGATAGTTTCTTGCTTTGCACGGGATTTCCACTGCGGCACAATTTCGTTCACGGGTTGGTGAGGTCTTCGACATATTCCACGTCAATCATGACCCGCACCTGAACCAGGGAAACCCCGTCCGCGCGAGGGCCAATATCCCGGCCTGTGTAGTGCACTGACCGGACTTTGCCGCCCAGGGTTGTGCCGCCCAGGAAAATCACCCGCTTGATGTCACGGATCATCGCGTGTGCCTTCGTGTTTGGATTGTCCGGGTCGCAGGCATCGAATCCGTCAACCAAGTACGCTTGCCGAATCAAGGCTGATGGCACTCTCGCGGGCTGATCTTTCGGATCATCCGCCCCTTCAAGGATGACCGCGCAAGGGGGACGGTCATCTCCCGGCAGCTTGCGCCGACCCATCATCACGTCCCGACCAATCTCAGTCTCAAACCCGTTGACCAGGCGGATGGTAGCGATTCGAGACCTGATTTCCTCGGCCACGCCTTCGGCGGTATGTATGAGTGCTGTCATTGGAGTGATTTCAAAAGGTAGGTTTCGGCGGCCCCGCGCACTGCTTGCTCAAGGTCGTCGTGTACCTGGTTCTCAATTTCCGCGCCAACCACACGGAAAAGCTGGTACACGGAAGGGCCAAGGCGCGACTTGATGCGGTTATTTTTGTCACGGGTGAACACCAGAGGGTTGCCGTCTCTGTCCTCTTTGCCCGGCAGAGTAAAGGCGTGCTCTATCGGCTTACGGTTGCCTCGGACGACCTCGACGGACATGCCAGACGCCTTCTGCCCCGCAGGGATACCTCTCTTGGCGTCCCCCTTTGCACGCTTTGGTTGTTCAACAGGTTGTGTTTCCTGCATCGCGCCGTAATGAGACAGACCTGTCAGATACGCACGATCACTGAACGCAGTTATCGTGGCCACGGGGTTGTTTATCGTCGCGGGGTCCACTCGCATGTGCCACTGGACGTAGTGGTCCGACAAGTTGATCCCGCTAATAATGGCTCTGCGCGACATTTCATAGGCAGACGCGGCCGTCTCGTTGACGGCATCGACCAGTGCCGCACCCATGTGCTCAGGTGTCAAGTCCGCCAGTCGGTCTGCCAGGGCGACCACGGGGGCTATATCGACCCTGACGGTAAATACACTAGGCCGCGTTGCCATGATCAAACAAGTTTGAGCAGTATGAACCGCTTGTTGACGCCGTTGTCTTGATAGATCGCATCGAGGCGGTAGTTGCCGTCGGGATGCGAGAGCTCATCGTCCACCTTCGGGCTGACCGATGTTGCGATGGTTGCCACCGATCTTTCCACCATCACGTTGTCATCTGACCCTATCACCTGAACACCGTGTTCGATGTTCACGCGGCAGGGGACGGACCCGCGCAAAAGGGAGTCCTCGCCGAAAGTTGCGAGGACTCCTTGCCCAAGACGCTGGAATGCAGCGTGCATGGGTTGTTACGACGCGGCTGCCGACACTTTGATCACCGCCTCGGGCAGCGAACAGAAGTTGATCGGGTTGGACTGCGACTCCAGAGCGATGCCCTTGTCCATCGGCATGCGCTCCTGCTTGGCGTAGTAGGGGATACCTTCGGTGTTAACCGTCTCCATGTAGTCCGCAGGAGCGTAGGCGGTCTGGAACAGGCCCGACACCCCTTCTGGGTAGGCGTAGGCCAGACCGTCAGGGATGAACTGGGTAGCGCCAACGCCGCCTGCATATTCCTCGAACGTCACACCCGCAAACTCGAATGCTGTGCCGCTCTGGTCGGTCCGGGCATAGGAGTTCTGGTTGTACAACTCGAATGCCTTTTCTACCGTCGCGTGCCCAGTCAGGCCGTCGAAAAACGACTGGGAGCACAGCACTCGCACGCTCTTGAAAGAGCGGCCGCCCAGGGCAGTGGCAATCTTGCGTTTGATCTGAATGACCAGTTGTTTGACCTTGGTGGTGGGGGTTGCCAACGCCATGAACTGGGTCTGTTGCGCCACGTTGAACGTGCTGTACATATCCATCAGGACGGTGGAGCCGTCGGCGTCCAGCACTTGCCCCTTGATGGCGCCGATGCGGTGGTACTCGATAGTGACATCGAGTTGTGCCTTCATCTTAGCCAATTTTGTGCGAACACGATTCCCGGCGGCCTCGACTTCGGTTTCTTTGCCGAAGGCGCGGATGCCCTGCACCTCGTCGGCCAACATGGAGCCGGTCTGTGGTAGGTGGATAGCCTGCACAGGGATCAGCGAACGCCCGCCCAGGGAGACAGGTTCTCCTACGCCACCACGGGCAGCGGCCGGGACCAGCTTTAGGCTGGAGCCTTGACGCTCGATCATCATTGTGGTGCTGGGGATGCCGTATTCCTGAAACAGGCCGGTATCTCCGAGGCGCGTCTGCACGCGAGGGATGTCCACAATGGTTTGGGACAGGTTCGACACACTGAATGCGTCGTTGTTGAAAATGTCAAAGGTTGCCATTTGCGAATGCTCCTTGTAGTCTCGGGGGTGGTTAAGCGGCGCGACCGCGAACGATCACCCCATGGGATTTCAATTGCGCTTCGCCGGTGGCATCGAGGCCAGTCAGTGCAGCGCGGTTCACTTCGCATTCGCGGACAAACGCAACGGCCTTCACATCCCCGGCAGCCGCAGGCAGCCAGTTGTAGAGGATCGCGTCAGCGGGGCCAGCAGCAGCGTTTGCGGTGTAGGGGATGTACTTGGCATTGCCCGCAGCCACGGTGATGGTGAACTCGTCACCCGCCACTGCGGGAGTGCCGCCTGCGGTGACGGTGAAGCCCATGCCCGCCTTGCTGAACGCTACGCCCGTAGTCCCGCTGCCGATCTTGACCCCGGACGGGTCTTCCACGTCGAACTTGGTCGCGGCAGTGAACGTCAGCTTGTATGCCCCAACACTGGCGGCCGCACCGACCGTGATGGTGCCGAAAGTCGGGTTGCCGGTATTGCCAGCAGTGGCCGCAGCGGCTGCCGCACCGGTGTCACCTACTTGGGTCAACAACGAGCCAGATGCTACTGCCGCACCTGATTGCGTAACCACGATATTCTCGCGGCTGCGTTGCCCGGATGCTTCGCTCAGAACGAACTCTGCCAGGCGGGGGGTGGAGGTGAGGATTGTCATAATTCCGTTCCTTTACTTTTTAGGGGATTGCGCACGGTGCGAAGCCCAAATCGAAGCAGTGCTGACCTTGGGCTTCGCACTGCTGCGGGCCGACTGCTGGGTGTCCACTTTCCGTGCCGTGTCAATATGCACGTCGGCCTCTGCGCGGATGCGCACCAGGTCCGCGCGGGCTTGCGCCACGGTCTTACTGGCTTTGATGAAATCATCCGTCTGGTCGCTGTGACCAGTGGCATCACACAGGGCCTTGATTTCGCGGGCACTGGCGATGCGCGCCGTGACCTGATCCAGAGTCGTGCAAGCGAGTGCCCAGTCGGGTGCGTGGGTGGCGAAACCGGCATCTTTTGCCATCGCCACCACGGCATCGCCGAACGCAGGGTCAACAGGCTTGTCGTCGGTCGCGTCGTCCGGCTTGTCGTCGCCTGACGCCTTCGGTTTGGTAGCCATATAGACGGCGCGCACAGCCTCGGGCAGGTCCGCACGGTCCATGTCAAACGAGGCTTGTGCCTTCACTTCATCAATGACCTGCGTCGCCATGCCGTTGGCCAGGGCCTCGTCTGCTGTCAGCCATGTGTCCTTGGTCAGTAGCTCTGTGACGGCTTCATCGGTCATGCCACTGCGTGCTGCGTAAGTGCCGCGCACCGTGGTGCCGATCTTGTCAAGGAAGTCGGCGGTGTCGCGCAGTTCGGCGGCATTGCCAGCAGCGAACGACCAGGGGTTGTGCACCATCAGGTGTGTGTTCTTGGGCATGACCCGGTTGTCCCCAGCCATAAACACCAAGCTGGCCGCACTGGCCGCAACGCCCATCACCTTGGTAGTGATTTCCTTTCCGCTGGCGCGCAGACCGTTGTACATAGCCACGGCGGCGAACACATCCCCACCTGGCGAACTGATTTCGACATCGAGCTTGTCACCGGCCAGGGTAGATAGTTGCGCGAGGAAGTCTTTGGCCTGCACACCCCAAAAGCCGATTTCATCAAAAATCGACAGAACGGGGGGCTTGTTGTCAGCCGCAGCAATGAATGTGTAGCAAGGGCGCATGCGCAATCCTTTATGAATTACGCAAAGTATTTAGCAAATGTGTCGTATTCTCGCTGCGGCACAATTTCGCTACTGAGGCCAACTGTCGCTCAGTCGCTGGGCGTCTGATGCATGCCGGTCAGCCTTTTCAGCCACGTCTCGATACGCATTTGCGCTGTCTTTGAATAGCTCTCCAAGGGTATTGGTTCGCTCAAGGCAGGCTTCCTGGGAAGTGGCTGCGGCTCGGGTGGTTGCGGCAATCTCGTCTGACAGCCGCTCAGCAGCAGAGCGAGCGCCAGCAGCGTCATTACGCAAACCACGCTCACGAACCGCCGCTGCGCTCTGCGCCTCGATGACTGCCTCAGCACGCCGAATAGCCGCCGTTGCCGCAGATCGCTCGTCTGCCAATTGCTGTTCTGCATGTTCTACTTCCTTCGCTTGATAACGCCAGTCTTGAATGCGCCAAGCCGTGCCGAAGCTGCCCAGCGCGATCACTCCGGCAATGATCAATTGTGGCGTCATTTGGGCACCTCGCCCTTTGTGTCCTTGTAGACCGTCAGCCCCGACGCGGCCACGCGGCTCAATGCAAATACCCCCAAATACGCGGTAAAGTACCCCTCCGTCATCTTGCCGCCCAGTGTCAGGGCGATGAAGCCCCACGAGCCAATGGCCAGGGCCACGGTGTATCCAACCTTCTCGATTGACACCCGGCCCGACACGTTGTCCACCAGCATCTGCTGGAGTTTGAAATCATCGTCAGACCGATGCCAGGAGATGACCACGGCCAGCACGAGCGCAGTGCCCACCACCAGGACGACGGTGGAGGGGTCAATGGAGCGGAGCCAAATCAGGAAGTCCACGGGCGTGCCCCCATGCTGTCCACCACCAGGG